AGAAATTTAGGGGATTGAAAATCCCCGTGTCGGAAGTTCAATTCTCCCCTCGGGCACCATTTATTTTCAATGACTTAGCTACTGAACACACCCAAAATCATCGACAAAAGTCCCTCATCGCGTCCTTTCACACCCCCTTAGAAAACCTTGGAAACACTAGGCAACGAAAAGCGGTGAAAACAAACGAAGGACATTTGAAGGACGCGAACGGCATAAAAAAGTGTAAGAAAACCAGAAAACACGAATCATAGATATTTGACACAACCAAAGAGCGCAAATATGATCTCTACATGTCTTGGAAAATAAAAACTGCAATCATAAGCCTTGCTCTCATCATCGCGGTGCAAAGTTTCTTCATCTATCATACCTACCCTAAAAAAATAGGAGATGCGGAATGGCAAAAATACGGTGCGAGGGATCTCGTCAAATCATGCTACGACCTACACAAAGGCAGCCCTAAAAGCGAATATTGCCGCGGCTACCTCAGCGCCTCACTGGATTACCGCGCCGCTTTTATTTACGCACCTCACCTATTATTAGAGCACGAACCCTGCATCCCTCGTGAAAAAGGAGCAAGGCAAATTTCCCTAGAGCTCCTTAAATACATGCTGCAAAACCCAGACAAGCACCACTTAACACAATTCGAGATCGTAAACTTGGCTCTATCCGAAACACACCCCTGCCCTAAGAAGGATAAATAATGGATATTGGCTATCAATCAGCGCGGCGTAATTTGATGGTGAGCTTCACACTGCTTAGCTTTTATTACATTGCGGATCTAAAATTTGATGAAAGTTTTTCAAGCATCATTAATTTTAAAATCGGCAATGAAGATGCAGCGCTTTACTTTATGTGGGCCGCGTTTGCTTGGTTTTATTATAGATTTTTAACCTTTAAAAACCAAGAACCATCATTAAATCAATATCAAGAAGAAATAATTACAAAAAATATCCTAGCTGAACTTGAGCAGAATAATTTACTGAGGGGGACAATTGACCTCGATGATGAAGAGTTTTTAAACGCCATGAGCCGCGTCTTCGGCGAAGGTCAATGGTTACCATTACTAACAAAGAATTATGATGGAGGCCAATTTATCTGCACTATTCAAAAAAACCCCCATACAGGCATTCACCACATTGAAATGCAAACAGACGTTTCAAGCATAGATTTAAACGGCAAACAAAACTTAAAATCAATAATTTATAAGCTTCCTCATCACAATCAGATTCTAAAAAAAGCCAAAAAAGACGTTTTTATAAAATCACCTATGATCGGCACAAACTTCATACCGCTTGTATCACCTTGCATTTTAATGATCATCGCCTGCGCAAGCGTCCTATATTATAATTTATTTGATCCACGAACCGTTCATTATTTTAAAGATAGCGAAATTGAAATTATAGACGGCGACACCTTCAAAGCTTATGGTGAAAGCTACCGCATGCAGGGCTATGATGCGTTTGAAAAGGGGCAGGGCTGCATGGTATCAGATAAAGAGGCCGATTGCGGTGAGCTGGCTAGTAACCATTTTGAATTTCTAATCGGCGATAATTTTAGGTGCAAAACAAACGGCCACGATAAATATCACCGCGTGCTTGCGACCTGCAAAACCGAAAAGGGCGAGGATATCGGCGCCGCAATGGTGCGCAGCGGTCTAGCCTTTGATTACACAAAATATAGTGGCGGCAAATATAGAAAAGAAGAAGCACAAGCCAAAAAAACCAAGTTCGGGGCATGGGACGGCGAGTTTGTAAAACCGTGGGTTTATCGCAAAGAAAAGAGATAAGAACCCTACCCTTCATTATAAAAATATAAAAAAGTTATACTTATTTGTTATATAATCTTTGACAAATAAGTTATATATAGTTATATTAAAATCATGAAAACGATAAATTACAAAAAAGCAGCAACAAAAGGTTTAAAGGCCATGCCAAAAGCACAGCGCATTAAAATGTTGAACGGCCTAGAAGCGATTGCAAAAGATGAAACAACTGGCTTAGATATCTCTACAATTAAAGGCCTTAAAAACGGCTACAGATTAAGAGTTGGCCAATTCAGAGCGATCTATACAAACGAGCTAACCGTTATAACAGTTGAAAAAGTTAGCCCACGCGGTGATGCTTACAAACGATAGGAAGGAAAAAAATGAAACCACAATTTATAGAAAAAGACGGGAAGCGCGCTTTTGTTGTGCTTTCCATGGAAGAATACGAAGAGCTAATCGATGCGGCTGAAATTAGAGCAGCCAAAGATGAAGACACCCTCCCTCATCACATTGTCAGAAAGCTTGTCATTGATGAAGAAAACCCTGTTAAAGTCTTACGCGAATATCGCGGCATGACACAAGGTGAGCTCGCAAAGGCGGCTGGGTACAGCTCAAACAACTATATTTCTATGCTTGAAAACGGCCAGCGTGAGCTTAACGATAAAGCACTAAAAAACATTGCTGCCGCCTTAAATATTGACCCAGACTATCTCACTCAATAAGCAAAACAGAGAGCTTGACTCGCATCACTGACAACTTATATGTTCTCTTTATGTACTCAAAAAAGAAATATAAAGTTGAGCATGAATTCGGCCACTGGAGCGAGTCTATAGAAGACCAGAATCACCGTGCGGCTGTGATTGATTTTCTGGATAAAGAAATAGCGGACTGCCGCGAGCGCGATATCCGATCAAGCGCGCTGAGCGAGGCGATCGAGTATATCAGAATATACAATAAAACGATCGCCTACCAATTTGAAAAGGCGCTCACTATCGAACACCCGTCGCAGCGCTTTCACGCCCTCAAAAGCTTGCTCGGCCAGTTCAAGGCTCTATAAAAGCAGCGCGCTTGGCTCATAATTCATAATTATAAGCTCACCAAACGACGCCTGCTTATCACCACCGCCGACAGTATATTTCACACCGACTTTAGATTGATGAAAGGCACTAAAAATTTCGCGCACTTCGGGTGTGTCATTGATAGATAGAATAAATTTACCCTTAATTTCAGCGAGCAGCGCCGCCATGGACTTAAACTCATCCCGTGAGAATAAGTCAGGGCCATAATCCCCCTCGCACTCATAATAAGGCGGATCAAGATAGAAAAGAGCCTCATCGCGGTCATAGCGTTTAATCAGCTCTTTATAATCAAGATTCTCAATCACCACACCAGAGAGGCGCTCATGAACATCCTGGAGCATAATCCCAAGCTTTGTGATATCAAATCGCGCAGGCGAAGCCGGAGATATACCAAAATTACGCCCTGCAACTTTACCGCCAAAGGCCGTGCGCTGCAGATATAAAAAGCGCGCCGCGCGGCGCAAGTCAGTCAGTGTTGATGGATCTTCTTTCATCAGCCGTTCAAATTCATGACGGCTAGTGAGCTTCCATTTCAGCTCATCCATAAATTGCTGATAATGCTCTTGCAGAATTCTAAATAGATTAGCCACATCCCCCGAATAATCATTTATAACCTCGGATTTCGGCTGAAACTCACGGCGCAAGAAAACGCCGCCCATCCCCATAAAGCACTCAACATAGATTTGATGCGGAACTTGATTAATAAGCCTTACAATTTCAGGCGCTAATTTACTTTTACCGCCAATATAAGCGGCAACAGGCTTAACCGGACGAACCGGAGTCATTGTGTTTTGCATGATTTTCTCCTAATATGCCCCTGCCATGCGTGGCGCGGGATGATCACGACTGCGATCGAAGTTGTTTTCATGCAAGGTGCAACTTGCGGCTCAGGGCGGTGCAACGCCCTAGCCCCCGCATATTTTACGGGAGCAAATACGAATATATCGTGTCCGAGTTCCAGCCAATCATAGAAAGGCCGTTGCCGTCCGCATGAAGCGAAAAGCCTCTAGGGTTGGCCTCTTGTCCTGAAACATCTAAATCATTGGCTGCACTATGGCTTACATTTGCGATTTCATTCGGCGCTGCTAAATCAAGACGGTAGATTTTATCACCAGTACGACCACTCATTAAAATCGCGTCATCACTGCCGCCCATTTGTAAATGGGAAGCCGTTTCATCAATAAGCCCCACGGCATAAGTGCTAGACGGCGTGCTCGATGTTGAACTTGTATCATACGGCGTTGTCAGGTTGTATTGATCGAGCGTGCCATTTGTTCCGCTAGCTGCATTAGTTGCAAATATTCTTGTGCCGTCTGAATTAAAGCAGAACGTCCCTAAATTGCTATCAAGATCAAATTCACGAACAAAAGTAGCCGTTGAGGGATTCCACGCAGTTCCGAGAGAATAAGTATAGATACGGTCAGGGAAGCTTGAACCCACGAACATTAATAACCCATCAGGAGAAAAATCTACACAGTCTATGGCCATATTTTCGGAAAGCGTCACACTTTTTGATGCGTTATAAGTCGCGTTATTTGGGTTATTAACGCTCAGACAATCAAAGACGTGTATTGTGTCATCCTGATTAGAAACAACACAAAATGAATTGCCGCTGTCTATAAATGTAATATCATTAGGGCTAAAGACTCCTGACATATCAGCAGTAATGCTAAAATCACGGCTTGCATCATATTGAAGCGCAGATGGATTAAACGCCCCGCCCTCAATAGGATCACTAACTGGCGGCGATTTAACAAGAGTTGCACCAAGATAAGCCTTGTTAATTTCAGTGCCACCAAGCATCAATTTTCGTTCAGATAAAATCATTTTTATGCATCCGTAATAATGTATAGAGTTCCAGCGTCAGGTGTGAGTGCATCATAGGCCGCTTGCGTCAATGAAACGATATTCGCAACCGTGCTTGATTCAACGGCATTCGTAACCTGCGAAACGTTCAAAGTAAGCGCCGCTTGATGCTGCGTTACTGAGCCTTGAGATATTCTAGCATCCGCAAATTGTCCGCTTGTAATTTCTGAGGCGCTATGATTATGCGCTTCTAAACCGCCGCTTGAGGCGCTGAGTTCAATCCAATTGCCTCCGTTTGAATATTTGAGTTTTGAAGCGTCAGTATCATAAACCAAACCGCCGCCATAATTAGCCGCACTTGGCAAATCAGCCGTTGCATATGCGCCTATAAGCGTAACTCTTTGGCCAATTGTAAATGCGTTCGGGACGTTTAAATTAATGTTATTGCCTAGAATTATAGAGTTAAGGGCTGATGAACCCAAAGAGGCAGAATATCCTATTGCTATGCCATCGGTCGCGGCATTAGAAACACCAGAAAAAGCGCCAATTGATAAAGACCTATCAGCCAGTGCGTCAGCTTGATCACCCATAACCGTAGAATATTGACCCGATGCCGTACAAGCATTACCAATCGCCGTTGCTTTATAGCCTGATGCCTCTGGTTCGTCACCAATCGCAACGGAATTTAATCCAGAAGCTATAGCACTTCTCCCAAGAGCAGTGGCATGTTTACCTTCGGCTTCCGCTTGATATCCGACTGCTAAACCGCCGCCAGTATTATTATCATCGACAACCCCAGCCACCGCTTGATAACCTATAGCCATGCACCAGCCTTGATAGGCCGCCGCGCCTTTACCGATTGCGAATTGTCCCACATCTTCTGAAAAAGACGATAGATCAGCAACTATTGCGTCAGGCGTTGATAACTGCCCCTTCGCATCGTCATATTTAATGGTATGGGAAAGCACCCAGTTTAGAACACCTGTGCCCGTCACTTTTGCATTGCTTGCCCCGCGTGCAACGGGGAGGTTATCAGCAGCTTGTAAATCGCCGCCTGCATTTAATTCACTTATTTTAGTATCAGCCATTTTTTCAATTCTCCTAGTTTTCTTCTAAAATTGCGCTTCCATCTTCCTTCAAAAGGACGCCGCCGCCCTCTAACCCAAGAGGATCAGGAAGCTTAACGAGACGAACACGTTTCAAGATGATATCCGCATCAATCGCGCCCGCGTCACTATCCCCCTCGATATCGAAATAAACTTGATGCTCAAGATCGGTTGTGCCCATAACGGTACATATAGGCGTTCTTAAAACTACATTCCCGTAAGCGGGTTGAAGCCTTTCGCCTTGCTTATCCATCGTGCCATGTGATCTCAGACCTTTGTCACTTGATCTATCCAACAGAACTAAGCTCGTCTTAAACAGGCCATCTGTTTTAACCGCATCAAGTTCAAGTTCGGCATAATACCGTGATCCAACTTCTAATGTTGGTCTATCCATCGTAAACCATACGCCCACATTTCCATTACCCTGCGGCGCTTGGATTTGTATCCGCTGGTGTCCTTCAGGGGTTTTACTAAACACCCGCCAAGAGGAAGACCCAGCACCGCGATCTGATACCTCACAGCCATCTGCTACATCGCCGCTGCTATAGGTGTCACCACTGCCGCCTGTTCCGTCAAAGTATTCGTTACTTATTTGATTAACTTCACGCGCCCATTGCGTTGAATAAGCGCCCACCAATGGCTTGAGTACCTTTGCCAATTCTTGACCCATAACCAACGCGCCCGTTGGTGAAGGGTGTAGACCGTCTGTGGTGTATTCAGTTTCAGGCTCGTCAGGAGTAGACCCTTCGAGAGCTTCGTACATATCAGGCACTACAATTATATCTTTTGAAGCTTGGGAAGCTAGCCAAGCATTGACTGTATTAATATCCGCTTTGCCCTGAGTGATTTCGCCTGCCGTGAAACCATCCCAATAACTGCGCGGAAGGATAGGCAATGCAATAACCTTCGCGCCAATGGTGTTAATGATGTAATCGTGAATTATAGCTCTATTAGCGATTATAGTAGCCGCCGGAACTTTGGCTGAAATATCATTAGTACCTGATAAATCAGTGACAAATTCTGGAACGGGATCGAGTGCATCTAATTCATTAAGGCGCGCTATAATATCACTAGTTCTATTGCCGCCTATCCCTAAATTACTTTCATGGGTATATTCAAAGCGCTGTCTTAAGCTGCTGTTAGCATATAAAAACCAACTTTCATTTTCATAGAATATGCCCTCAACATCAGCGCCGTTAAGATAAACAGAGGAGGTCTTAGCCGTTATGCTATCGCCCAAAAGCGCTATGTTGAGTTTTTTAGATAATGGGTACAAAAGACGTGAGCGCAAAGCCAAAGGCGTAAGCATTGAACCAACAGTTACCAACATAGATTTAATCCTTTATAAAATTTTGGCAGGCGATTAGATTTTTTCGCACGCGCTCGGCTTTTGCGCCAAATTCAAGTAAGTCTCTAACAAGCAAGCCATCTCGTCCAAGAGGCTGTGTTGTGGCGGTGGTTGCATAATTGCTGCTGGCGGTTTCTCTTTGTAAACCACCGGAGGCGGTGTCATGGAACACCCGCTTATAATTGGCAAGCTCACGATCAATAGAATGAATTTGCTTTTGGTATTCATCGCTAACCTTTCTATTTTTTTCTAGGTTTTCATCGCACGCCTGCGCATAGGCCTGACGCGCACTTAATTGAGTTTGAAGCGCCTCTATTTGTAGGCTTTTGTTTTTATTTAAGCTGATTAACAGAAACACAGTTATTATTAGGAATGCATAACCAGCAATGTTGTATAATGGCGGGATATTAAACATCTGACTGCGCACCCATTAGGCAAAGCTCGCGCTCTGCTTCCCGTCTACGCTCCAAACCACGAAGCTTTTTACCTTTAGCATATACCCATCTAGGCAACTCATTACAGGCCCCTACTACATCGCCTGAATTAAGCTTTCGTAGCAATGTTGAGCGCTTAAAATTTCCCATGCCAACATTATAGGCAAAACTCGATAGAGCCGCTAAACGGGTTTTAGGCATTTCGATCTTCACAGCCTTATCAACTTGAGCCATAAAGTAGCCAAGCTCTTTTTGTAAAAGCGCTTCGCATTGCTCCTTAGTCTTTTCTTGCCCGATATACACGCCCTGAGTGCTTCCATAGCAAATTGTAGGCACTTGTACCGCATCGAGATAAGCCTTAGTCTCCAGCCCTTCGAAATCTGCAACAATAGGCGTTGCTATTGCCAATGCAGAAAGACCGACCAATGATATGTATCTTGCCTTAAACATTCTTCTCGGCCTCTTTCATTTTCTTGCGTTTTTTCTGACACTCATCTCTGAGCCTTTGCACTGAGGCGAGCTCAGTTTTTAAGTTCCGGATCCTGAACCCCTGAATTTTTGACCAGGCGATCGCGGCCAAAAGAGAAACTGTTAAGACCGCAAGCAAAATCGCCATGCCACGCGCCCCCAAAAGATTGAGTAAAATCTTCATCGCTCATCCTCACTCACAACACCCTCAGGCTTCAAAAAGTAACGGCGCACATCATTAGGCTCTTCGTAACGCCATATGCAGCGCCGCGCCCCCAAAAGACGATCACGCTTTATGCGCATAATATTCACTTCATTTGATTGATTGCCGCCAAGGACATGAAAGTGGGTGTAATCTTCACCAACATAAAGCCCTACATGACCACCGCCGCCGCGCGCGAAAACCAGCACATCACCGAGCGATGGATAAACAGCCTCTTGCCCCCATGTAAGCCAAGCCCTAGCAGATAAAGCCTTTTGTCCGAACGGAAACTTGGCACGGCTTGCAGCAACAGCAATAAACAAACCGCACCACGGTATATCATCGCCCGTATAAAAACGCCCGATCCAACCGCCGATCTCTTTTGCCCAAGACAAGATCACAGGGTTATTACGATCACCCGATATTTCACGAACGCCATAAAGAGAAAGGGCCTCACATAATATGCGAGGCCCTTTGACATCATTCAAATAACTATACTTATCAGGTAGCAGTTTCACAGCTCTTCTCCTTTATTTTCAAATCGCCCTCATGACTTAACGATTTTATTGACTCAACAACCTTATGCCCCGCCTCGGTATTTCTGCGAAGCACCTCATTCACCTGCTTTTCACATGGAAAAATATAGCAGCGAATATTATCTCTTAAGCCCATCAATTGCTCCTTTTAGTTCGGTCATCGCTTTTGTATTGCCCTCAACGACTTCTAAAAGCTTTTCACCTTGCTTGGTATTGCGCTGAATCAGATAGCGGCACAGCCACATCAACCCTAAAATCACCAGCAACATAAAAGTCACTAGCGGGCCATATTCATAAAGATCCATGACCCCGCGCGCCGCAACCCCTTCCATTCTCAACTCCCCTGTTTAGTTTATTTTTTATTAATTTTACCCTGATTTTAAGAGTTCAGCGAGCATTAAAGCGAAGCGTAAGCCACAGAAAAAGCCGCCTCGACCTCTGATATAATTCCTATATTTCCATTGACGATATCATCATAAACAACCGCTTCGGCTTGAAAGCATTTTTGCACATGATCATGCACCGCATCCGCGATCGCAATGATCTGCGCGGATCCCATATCCACAAAGCCACCTAAAGTTTTCCACTTGAGAGAATACTCAGCATCCTCTTTAGCTTTAATGCGCGCCGCAACCAATTGCGATTGCGCAAAGCGGTCACTTTGTATATTCACGCCGCCAAACTCAAACCCGCTCGTTTCAAATTCATAGCGGTAATTAGCCAGATAATCCTCTAAACTCGGCGGCTCACTTTGCGCTGGATCATCCTCAATAGAACGCAGCGCAAGCACATCCTCAATCACTACATCACGCGCCCCTATTAACGCATCAGCCTCAGCCCAAGTCATCTGATAGGTCTTGCCTTTAAAACCATCTGATTGCCTCAAAGTCTCACCATCATAATGAACACTGACCGCCCCCTCTGGCTTTTCAGGCACAGGCGAGAAAACGGCAGCAAGCTCAGAGGCGCTCATAGAAAAACCGCCTAGAATATATCTATCCTGAATAATTTTTAGCATCATAAAATCCTTTATAGCTTCACCATCCAATTAACAGCGATCGAGGGCTGAATCACATTGAACGGATCACCGCCGCCCGTATTCGTCACAGAACCAGAGACAGTGTGATTGTGATCACCGCTAGAATTTGTGTTTTGATTAGAGGAACTGTCACCTGCGACCCTCAGACCAATCGCATAAGGGCCAGATTCACCCTGACCTTTCGTACCGCTTACTGAGTGTGTGTGCCCGCCAGCACTATTGGTTGCCAATGTCCCAGAGTCGTGATCATGCGGAAACATTTCGTTTTCAGTTAAAGTGTGAGATTCCTCACCCCCAACCTCACCAAGCGCCCAGTTTTTAGACAAACCATCACCCTGCCCCGCACCAACCATGGCAAGGCCTTTCGGATTTGGCATGGTTAGAACTTTACCAGCTGTCCAATCCGCAAGCGCAGACGCACCGCGCCCGGATGATACAGGCGCTTGATTGTCACTTAATTCATTCCAAAAATGTATATAAAGCGCTTCATATTCACTGCCGAGTAAATCTGCACCCGAACCGCTTGTCCCAAGACTTTGGCCTTGCATAAAAATCCACCCCACATCCGGCAGTTTCTGCAGAACAAATTCAATGCGGCCCGTCTTCACCTCGGCGGCGCTATTTGAAAATCCAAGGCCTCCACCCTCTTGCACGGTTAAAACCTGACCAGCCGTCGCACCTTGTAAATTTATGCCGAGCTTAGTAAGAATATCAGCCGCCGCATCCGCACTTATATGCGCCGCATTAATGGCGCTTTCAGCTATTTTTTGCGCTGTGATAGCACTATCAACCACAGAATTCGTAATGATTGATCCGGCCTTAACGCCTGCCGCTAAAAAAGCCCGCGACGTTGGATGGAGCGTCCCAATTTCAGCCCAATCTCCGTTCACATACTTTTTAAGCACCCACGGCGTTGATGAGTTATCAACCCAGCCCATCCCCTCAACGGCGTAGCTTGGCGCAGAGCCGCCGAGGTGATTTGACGCAATTGCCTGCAATATATTATTCAACTCGAGACGAAAATCACGCGCGAGCTGATTACTGAGGGTTAAATCCGCAGATTGAGACATTTAATACTCCTTACAGTCTCTGGCCAAAACCTTTGGCCACATATGAAAAAGTGCGCTCGACTGGATCGCCGGCCCCATTAAAGAATTGGACATTAAAGCCATATTCGTCTTGGCTTGATAATGTATAGCGATCCTCAGAAAGCATATCATCAACCGACACAGCCAGCGCAGGCGTAGCCCAGAAGGGCGAAGCAAAATCAACGCGCAATCCGGCAACTCCAACCGTAATGTCATGACCAGACTGAACACGATCAGGCATGTTGATATTAATCGTTGAACGCTCAACAGACGGCGTTACATCCGCGTGATAACTTTCAAGTAGATATCTAAACTCAAAAGCCCGCGCGGTATATTCAGCCATTTCGATTGTGCGCCACTCAGACCAGAGCGGCGAGCCAGTTGGATCATCATCCGTAAATCGCACTTGAAGTGTGACGTTGTAATCATCCGGCTCATCACCATCCCAAACGCCAAGGCTGTCAATTAAACCGCCCACATCCATGAACTCACCGAACTCAACACCGGCCACGGATAAATCCGCAGAGATCACAGCCTTATAGACTTGGCCCATATCAAAGATTTGAGCAAAGTTATAAACACCGCTTGTCAGACCACTTGAAAGCCTGAGCGCATTACCAACCTTGACAGTGTTGGTGTGCGTTCCAGCCCAGCTCAGATGCTCATCAATAGTGCCGACAACATCAACACCGTCCAAAACGCCGACCGTTGTCAAAACAACAGCTGCATTCTCACTATCGCGCCCGCCCAGATCATAAGCTTTAATCAAATAGCTTCCAACCGCGCCGGGCGTGGAAAGGCTATTCACATCACGCCCCAAAATATTCTGCAGCGGTACAGCATTGTTCCATTGCGGACTTGATGTGTCCGCAGTGAAGCGAACTTGATAGCCCTTAAGATCAATCACCTGAACAGGATCCCAGCTCAAATGCGCGGTTTGTCCGCGCACAGTGATATTGAAATTCTGCACATCAGGAGGCCGCGCCCCCTCACCCACAAACGTCACACCATTTAATCTTAATGGCGGCGATATTTGCGAGCTACTCAGCTCAGCACCTAGTCGGCGATAATATATCTCGATATCATAGAGAGAACCCTCATTTAAACCCTCGATCACAACACGGTTTTCGGAAAGCTCAACCGTTGACGCGATCACATATTCGCTATCGCCGATCGGTCGAATATAGCAAAGCGCCTGCACAAAGCCGGCATTGACATTCTCAAGCGTGATAATCATCCGGCTAGAAATTGAGCCATCGATATTCTTAACCTGAACAAGCTCATCTGATTGAACCTGGATAAGCTTAGGCGCTTTAGGGCGCGTAAATTCAACAGGCGTCGAGATGATTTGATTACGCTGAGGCAACGTCCCAGCCGAGGCCGCAAAAATATCCGGCGCATAATCAACCAGCAAAACCTCAGCCAACTCACCCGCTTGCGGTATGACAGAGTGAATCTTAGCATCAAGCACCACACTATCCGTCTCACCAAAAGAAAACAGATCGTGTACACTTGGCGCCGCGGCTAAAGGAATCGGCGCAGAAAAATTAAGCACACTGACCTCACCCGCAACCGCGCCAACACTAGCACTCAATTGACCACCGAGTGTTCTAATCTCGACAGCGTAGTTTTTACCAACTTCAACCGTCAATACTTCATCAACTTCAATACCAACCGCGTGCGTCTCTTCATCATTTAAAATAACCCGCTTAATGCGGCCAGAGGCTAATCCGATAAGTGCAACATCATGCGAGAACTTTACGCGGTCTCCCTTTTTCGCAATTAGGTGCTCAATATCCATCGACACCTTATGCATATCAGGACGCAGCACCATTTCCGCGAGACGGTGACGCGCTAGACGATAATTCGCCTCCTCACTCGTTACACCTGGAAACGACAACCGGTCAAAATTAGTGGCCGTGTATTGATCATACCCATCAGCATAGACCACCAGCTCATCCGGCAAATAATCCTTATCACGGTTATTAAACGGCACGCGAAGCGCATGCGGAGGATTGAGAAAGCTCTTCTCATATGAATAATTAAAGCTATTGCGCTGCGTTATTTGCTGCGCAATCAATTCGCGGTCATTATCAACAACAACACTGTACTTATTATCATTCAACGCTGGCGCTGCTAAACCTGCCGCGGCAATTTCATTTAAGAGCTCCTCACGATCCATATCATAATCAATATAAGAATCGTAAGTCAGACCTTTCGCCGCACAGAAATCATGCCACGCCTCAAACGCTTTTGAATCAATATCCAAGAGCGTCAAAGGTGTTTTCGCAAACTCAGACAACAAAACATAGCGATAAATTGAGGCAGGATTTGATGTCGGCTGATCCTCAACCCAAGCAGAGCCATCCCAGTCAGGAAACAGGCGCGTGCCAATTAAATTATAATCATCAACAGGGCCATTAAGCTGCTTAGTCCCCTTAATACGCAGCGCCTTAAGCGACACATCATCTGCGCGCACGGGATTCTCATTCTTATAAGAGCGCAGAGACGACCAACGCATAGTATCGCTTGCCCGCGCAGATGTAGATTTTGGCTGCTTTCTTTTGACCTGAACATCATATTGTCCGCGCACCAAACCTTTAAAACGCCGCGCCACCACAAAACCTGCATTTGTCGTCCGCGTATACGGATAAATTTCCTCAACCCAATCCTCAGTACCTGTCGGTGCATAACGAATACGGTGAGCCCCTTCACCTGGCAATCTCTCCCCCTCATCGTCATAGACAATAAGGCCTTGTGGAAATGTGATTTGAACTTCCAGCTCATCTGTTTCAACCGCGCTCGTTTGAGTGATCGACCACTCATCATCTTCCAACTCAATATTAAGAGCGTCATCAGTTACAATCGCCGGCACAATCGTGCTCGGCTCATGTGAGTTTGCATCAAAGAAATTCTCTTCCTCATACTCTTCATATTCAGTTAAAAGCGTATCACCCAGCTTTTCAGCTTCGACCAAAAGCTTACCATTAGTGAGCAAAAACATTTGACGCGCAAAAACTACATCACCGCTGACCTCGGTAAAATTCTTGGTAGCAAGCTTAGGAGTCATTCTATAAGTCCCCAGAAGCTCAGGCACACTCCCTAGAGGATCAAGGCGGTTTCTTGCACCCTGAATGAAATATGTGTTTGTTTCGTCATTAACCCTTTCAGCGCGCGCAGCCCCGCCGCGTGACGGCTGAGCAATCGGCGCAATAGCATTCACAACTAGACCGCCAATGGCTGTCAAAGTACCGCCAATCAGTGCCGACGCCCCAGCAAATGCGCCTGTCCCAGCTGTAAATCCAGCAGCCCCAGCCAAAGCTGGCGCAGCCCATGCCGCAGCGACCGCAACAGCAATCGTCAGAATTGTGCGCAAAGGATTCTTTTTGCCACCACCGTCGCCATGAACTGACATACGAATTGAAATAATATGGCCCGGCTTAGGGCGAACCACATGGTAATATTCAGGATAAATTACTACATCACCCAAAAACACAAGCGGCTTATAACGCACCAAATCAGGACACACCTCAAGCAATATTTCTGCAATCGTATCACCGGCCCCAATAACAACCTGCTCATGATCAATTCCAAACGGATTGGTGATCGCAGTCACCATCAAATCTTGGGACGAATGTACGAGATCACCCTGTTTTGCCATTTCCAACCATCCAGCGGCTCTATTACAGCCATTTGATTTTCTTCAATATGAAGGACGCTGCCGCCCTTTATAAATATTCCCACATGCATCGCGCGTCTGCGCGTTTTCAAAAGTACAACATCACCGCTGCGCGGCTCTGGGACTTCGACCCACTTTGTAAAGGATTCTTGCTCAAACATTTTCGCGCATTCGAGCAGACTTAAATCCGTATTCACATGCTCATAACTTGGCAATTGAATGCCGAGCTGCTCATCATAAAAAACACGAACCAACCCCCAGCAATCAAGCGCAAGCCCTTCACGCCCGCCGGCCTTGTAAAAAATGCCGCGCTCAACATATTCATTAAAATCCATCACCCAAAAACTCCGGGAAAATTGGCAAGCGTGATTGTATTTTTCGGAAATTTTTCGCCCTGAAAAATACGCGGCATAAGATCACCCTGCACAACCCGCGCATCAGCCTTAATATTATCAAGCCTTAAATTCGGAATCTGAAACTCTACATAGTCAGGATCACTCGAGAGAACAAATTGAATATTAACAATCGGCGGAGAGCCGGTGGCCCTGCGTACCGCTGCTAAAATCTCACGGCTGACATTATCTATTTTCAAGACAGCACGCGCGATCATGTTATTGGTTTGCTCTTGCATGGTCAGCTCAAATGGAAGCTGCGTATATTCAACCCCGTTCGATAGTGTACCCTTAAACCCAGAGCTGAGCTCATGTGTAGGATCCGACGAAACACGGATCGGCTCCGGCAAGCTATCATGTAAGATCGTGATCAAGGTGATTTGAACATCACCCATCTCTTCAGCCATCACCTCAGCGCGGTAATGATCGCTCAATTCCCTCATGGTAATTCCTCTAATGTAAAACTCACCAGCCAGCGATTACCTGGCTCAGGCGAAACACTTGGTGGCCCTGCACTCATATCAATACGAAATGACACTAAATCCCCGTCATAGGGATGCGGCATATCAAATCTCTGCGCGCCACCGGCAATTTCATCATAGAAAAAATCGCGGAAAATTATCCGCTGCGCCTCACTCATAACAAACGAGACGGTGAAAGGCGTAACGCCCGCAGTAAATCGCCGGCGCTGTTTTGCTGGCCCCGCATCCATAGCAGTGCGAGTCACATTATTTTGAAGCTGCTCATTAAAGCCGCGCTTAAGCGGCCTTTGCGGCAGCGTTACTGGCCATGTTGGCATGGTTTAACCTCTTGATAAATGTGAATTTGCGCGCGCGCCGCGATTGAGTGCGTTATACATTGGATTGCCAGGTGTGTTCATCCCCTTGGCCCCGATCTCTTGAATAATGAGTTCGATATCTTTACCGCCTGAGCTATTATCCTGCTCACCTTGTTGAGAGACCTCAGCGCGGCTCGCATTATTAATAATAATATTATTTACAACCTCAGCGCCGCCTCCCATTTGTGAGACAGGCACAGCCGTGCCGTTCACATTAGGAACAAAGACCTCATCTTCAAGCTCTCTAAATCGATAAGCGCGCCCAGCCGCCATTGGCCCGCCCGTAGCACGCCCAGAAAAGCTCGGCTTGACAGGGGGTGCAGAGACCGCCGGATCAAATCCTGAACCAAGCCCGCCGCCAAACAAGCCCGATATGCCATCAGCAATCACACCGGCAAAATCGAAGCCGCCGCCGCCGGATCCGCTCGATGTGCTGTTAAGCTCTAAAAGATGTAAAATCACATCCGTAATAACATCAACAGCCCGCGCGCCCCATGCCTCAAAATCATCACCTGAAGTGCGAAGGACTGAGCCCAGATCATCAGAGATCACTTTGCCCATTTCCTTTTGCGCTTTGGTCATATCCTTAGAGTTTTTCTCAGCACGCTTAAGCTCTTCTCTTTGATCATAAAGCTCACCCGCAAGTTCACGAACACGATCGCGCTGCTCAGCGGTTGCATCTGCACTTAAACGCCTTTCGGCGCGCAGCATTGCCTGCTCTCTTGAACTTTTCCCAAGCAGTTCAATTTCAAACTCCAACGCCTCGATATAAGTATTATTGACCTCAAGATTTTCACGCATCTCAGTGCTCAAAATTCGCGCCGCACTTGCATTTTCACGCTTAGCCTCGGCTGAAACTTGTTGCGCACCCGCCTCTTTTTCAGCGCCCATTGCGCTGCGTTCTTGTGCAGCATTTTGCTTAGATAAAGCCTCTTCTATCTCTTTCCTTTGAGCTTGCAGATCCGCAAGCTGCTCACGCAACTGCGCTTGCCCGATCGTATTATCATCTGACAATACTTGCTCTGACCACTTAGAAGGATTCGGTGTCCAAAAAGCTGTCCATAAACGATCACCTAGACCTGGCCCTTTTTCTATTTTACTTTGGATCTCCTCAATTTCCTGATTAATCTTATTAAGATTTTCAATAGTTGGCGCTGCCGCCAATAACCCGAACGCCTCAGCTAAATCCTCTATCCCTTCAATCGCCGCCGGAACATGCTCGATGATACGAGATGTAAATTCCAGAATACGTTCAGAATTTTGTGCAAGCGCATTGGCAAGATTAACTTTTAAAACCTCAGACAAAACGCGCAAGCGGTCATTTGCAGCATCAGCGCCGCGCACAGTTTCCTCGGAAAGAACAACCCCCATCGCGCGCGCTTCCTCTCTCAAAACAGAGAGTGACGTCGCACTATCATCCAGCAAGCGAACAAATTGCTCACCCGCACTACCGCCGAATAATTCATCCGCAATTCGGATATTGGCTGCAGCATCGCCCGTTTCTTTCATGCGCTGAATAATGACTTCAAATAAATTTGCGCCATCTTTCATTAATTTGGACACTTCTTTTTGAGACAGTCCAAGACGGTCATAAGCCTCCTTTGCCGGACCCGCGCCCGTTTGCACAAATTCATCAGCGCGCAGGCTCATTTCCTTAAAACCGTCAGCCGCAGTTTCGGTTTCAATACCAACTTGCAGGGCAGCAAAACGCAGCTCCTGAAAATCCTCAACATTAATGTTCGCGGTCTGCGAGAGGTCTTGCAGGCTAGATGCAAAATCAAGCGACTGTTTAGTTGCTGCAGCAAAACCAGCAGCGCCCGCAAGGCCTACAATTGCACCACGTAAACCTGTCAGGAATTTTGCTGCGCCGCCTAAACGACCGACTGCGCCGCGCATAATATCCAAACCGCGCGCACCTTCAATGCCAGCCTTGCCGATTTTATCAAGGGACTTTTCACCCTTTTCACCAACATCAACAAGCTCAGCTTTGACGGCTTTGCCGTTCTCAACCTCTAGCCTTACACCATATGTTTGACGTTTTTTCATATTTACCTCTCGGAGCGCGACTGAATATAACCACTAGCCGCCGCCATAATCAGCTCAGCCAGTTCAGGCGATGAATAATTCAGCGCCTCGGCATAATTTAAATACGCATCAAAATCTAAACGCTCAGCCGGCGTACTTGGCGAGACGAGCGGCGTGCCCATCTCGAGTAAAATTTGCAAGAACTGCTCCTCTTGCAAACTTTGCGCTGCATTTTCATGATATGGACAATATTGACCATCCGCGCCCGCCTGCCCTTTTGAACAGGGCGTATCAGCCTCGAGACAGCCTGCGCAATATGAGGGGCCATTGCCAAAATGCCACTTTGCAAGACCCCTTACTCTTTTTTTGCGAGAATAAGCGCAATATTCCGCGCAGTGATTTCCTCAAAAAAGCGTCTCCCTAGCTCAGATTGACTGATAAGCGCACCTATAGTCTTTTCGTTAAGTTCCGCTGGCTGACCTTTATAAACGACGCCGCGCCAATCAATAATATGGCGGCAAGCCAGC